CCAGCGCCCGGATCTTGTGGTATCGAACCCTTGACGGACTCGCCATCCTGAGTTGCTGTATTCTTGATCAGGGTGGTGACGCCATGAGCACCCAGCTGGCCCCTTGTGACGTGCTCGATGTAGTAGGTTCCGTTCCCGTCGTGGCCAAGCCGTACACCGGCAGTAAACGCCGATTCCTTCGTTTCGGACGCAGCCAAGTCCCAACCGCGAACGCTTGTAAGACCCGCTGGGGCCGCGTTAACGATCTCGAACCAATCCCTATGGAACATGCCACCGCCACGAGGTGCTGGACGCTGCTGAAGCTGACCAGCTGCGGCGTATGTCCCCTCTGCCGCAATGTCGTCCAGCGATTGCTTGGTGAACCGCTTAGGGTTCAGCAATTCGCCATCCGTCTTGCGTGGGTCCACAAACCCGATACTGGACCGGATCGGGTGCGGGTGATTTGGATCGTATCTTGCTGGCAGGCATAGATGGTCCCAGCCCGTTTCGTTGGCCAGTATGTGTCCTGATAAATCGTCTTCGTGCAAACGCTGCATGATGACGACAAACGCCCCGTTAATTGAATCGTTCAAGCGGCTCTTAATCGTTTCGTCCCACCAATCAATTACGGCCTTTCGCTGCGTAGGGGATCTTGCCCCGTCCGCTGAAATCGGGTCATCGATCACGATAATGTCGCCACCTTCACCAGTGGACGATGCACCGGCAACGGAAGTCACGAGGCGTTCGCCACCACCATAAATGCCCCATCGCGTATTGGTGTCGTTCCTCGGATTGATCCGCGGCTCAAAGCGGTCCTGATACCACTTCGATGAAACCAGCTTGTTGGCCTTCTTGTTGTCCCGCTCAGAAAGCGATGATCTGTAGGTGGCGAACAAATACTGCCGCCACGGGTTTTCGATCCAATCCCAGCTTGGCCAGAACACGTTGCATGTGAGCGACTTCGTATGGCGCGGCGGAATGTTGATAATCAGCCTGCGGATCTGACCACGGCTAACCGCCTGAAGGTGATCAGACATCGCGTCCATATGCCAGTTGCGGACTTGCTTGCGGGCTTCAACCTGTGCCCAAGCCATATGCGAAAACTCGCCTAAGCTGCGGGTGCCCAATTCCCGTTCAATGTTGCGCAGGTCTGTCTCATTCAGCATCGTCCACCGGATCTGGTGTCAGCATCGCGGCTCGAACTTCCTTCAGCGCTTCCAAGCTCAAATTGGAAACATCGAATGTAGGGGACTCGACAACCACAGCACCGCCATCCGGCCCAGTGATTTCGTTCCTTGTACTATAGCCACGGCTTCGACCCTTACGTTCCAAGAACCAGCGGATCATCTGCCCGTCACCGGCTTTCAATGACGTGAGCATCTTGCCTTCAGCAAGGTCCACGATCTTTTCCTCAATCTCAGCAATCGTCTTTTCGACATCGGGATTTGCAGCGATAAACAAATACAGCGTTGATCGGGCAACGCCGAGCATTTCAGCCGCCGCAGTCTTAATGCCGCCGACAGCATCCAGCGCAGCAATAACCGCGTCAGGATTGAGTTTCGGGGTCGGCCCCCCGCCATTGTGTCCAGTTCCCATATTACGCCTCCCCGCGCGTGAATGTTTGAAGTGTCCGATCAGTCAACATCTACCGACCCTTGCTTTGCCCTACGCCAAGCCTTCTCAACTTCAGGAAGTTTTTCAGCTACGATTTCAGCCATCGTCAAGAATGCGAGGGCCATAGACTGCACGTTTTGGTGTGTCTTGATATCCACCACGGCATCGAACAGTTTGTGGAATTGCTCCATAGATCCGACGTACTGAGTGTTCTTTTCCGCCCTCTTGGTTATCTTGGCCATAAGTTCTGTGAAGCGCACTGCGTCATCAGGCAGGAATGAGAGGTTAAACTCCATATACTCTGGAGACCCTACGGAAATACCAGACGCCTTTGGGTCATCCAACTTACCGAAGTCTTGATCGATAAGCCCTGAGTACAGCTTCCCCTCAAGGTCCAAGTTTGAATACAGGTTCTCAAGGATCGACTTGTCATCCTGCCCAGTGACAGCATTGTGAGCCAGTTGGATTTCAACCCTGCGTTCGCTTGATATCCAGTTGGTGATCACAAGGCAGTGCAAGACCTTCTGTCCGGCTTGCTTTGCGGAGAACACCCTGTGGTTGCCTGAGACAACTAGATACTTGGGTGAGCTTTCATCAAACGCCCCGTCTTCGGACTGCATGAGCCAAACAAGCGGGGTCGAGGTCAATGCCCCATCCTTCTCCACGTTGCCAGTCAGACGCGCTTGCTGCTCAGCAGTCATGTAGCGGGCGTTTTTCTCCAAAGCGACCAGCTGTGACACGTCGATGTCACGGGGTTCAATGCTCAGAGCATCAGTCTGGGGTTTTTCCATAACGGTCCCACCACTCTTGATAGATTTGGGTTGGGCTTTGCTCTCTGACTTTTGCGGCATAGTTCATGATCCACTTTTCATTTTCATTGTCACCGAGGCGCTTGGTTATGCGTTTCATAATCCCCCGATATTTCATTGACGACGGGTTTTTACTGCGGGCCGTAGTTACGACGTGGGTGTATCGTTCAAAGCTTGCGTACTCGACCGGCCGCAGTAGGTCACGGCACATAGACAGCATTGATACAAGCTTCGAGAGCTTTCGCTTACGTGTGACGCAGACGTCAGAGAGAACAACGCATGTGCTTGCACCGAAAGCGTGTCGTGTAATCGGCCCCGTTGTGTAAATTATCCCCCCGACAAGCCCACCGTCGACATAAACCAAATAGTTGCCGGAGCCCGGAGTGTGCGTGATTCCTTTGGCCAAAAAGATGTTCTTCAGGTAGTACAGGTGCGCCCCATCAACCGCCTTCACTTCAACCTTGCTTTTCCGTGTCAGGTTGACGTCATCGACCATCTTGAAACTGAATGGCTTGGGGTTTTTCCGCTTTTGGATCAAGGATGACTTTTCATCGCTGGAATAACAAAAATGAGGCACCTTCGTCATGTTTTGGAATTGGAGCTTCGGCTTCATGCCGGTCCAAACCTGATCGGTTAAAACGCAGTATTTGGCGTTCAGGCTATCAAGGTTCTCAACGATCCCGCGTAACTGGCTTGGGTCATACATCGGATACTCAGGCTCGTCCCACTCGACCGTCTTGTTCACGAATTCAAACTGTTTTTCGTAATCGCCCATGAAGAATGGAGGAAACGCGAGAATTCCAGAGCCTCTAGTTACGCCGTCTAAGGCGTGGGTGATCCAGTCGCCAGAAAAGTAAGACGTCACGTTTGCAATCGAGCATCGCTCTTCAAGCTTTTCCTTCACGACCGGCAGATGATGTTCGAAACCGTCAAACCAATAATTGAAATGCTGAATGTCATATCTGGTCTTGCGGACGCAGTGCCGTGCCAGCTCGCAAGCAATCATCACAGCGGCGGCGCGGTCCAAGTCTGTTCCGCCATCAAGAAACTTGTTCAAAGGTTCCAGATCTTCTCGAAACCGCATATTGAAAGGCTTACCCTCAGAAACACGCCCGATCGCTTCGCTGAAGGGGCTGACGTCATTCGAGTGAATGCGAAGATTTGGGTAGGTTGCGCTTAACGCGCGTTCGATCCGAAAGGTTCCCGAGCAGCAGACGTGGGCGTCAGTCCAGTTTTCAATATCCATAATCTTGAACACCTGCGCGATACAGTCGGCAGGTACAGCGCCAAAAAACATAGTGTCTCCCTTACTTTGGCTTAATTCTTCTGGTTTTGGTTAAGTCGTTGTTTTCGGGGCAATTTTATCATTGCGCGCTATAGCAAAATCCGCTACATTGTAATTGTCAAACACTGGAAGGATATGACATGCACATTTTCACGAGCAGTTGGGGCGAATACCAAGGCGTTGGCCGAGTGGCCGTTTGCCAAGGACGTCCACGGGGACAGCCCGCAGGATACAAATTTTACAAGCCTCTTGCCCCTACGTGGGACATCATCAAAAACACGAATGGCATTGCTGACTATCGGCCTCGGTATCACGCTGAGATCCTTGATGCTCTTGATCCAGATCAAGTGCTGGCCGACATCATCGAAAAGGCTCAGGGCCATCCCCCCGTGCTGATGTGCTTCGAGACCACGCCGCTGACTGACATCAATTTCTGTCACCGCACGATGGCGGCAGTGTGGCTTGCCAAGCATACCGGCGTTACGCACTGCGAAATGGCAGAGCACCTTCAGCCACAGATGGCGTTCTGATATGCAATTCGACTCCGCTGGAAACCCAGTCACCAAATCCGATCAGGTCAGAAACCTACTGGCCGAAGGGAAGGACATCGAGGCGCTACGGATCGCCAAGAGCTTCCGCTTCCTGAAGGACGTGAAAGAGATCATCCAGCGGGGTTGGCAAGCCCACACCAATCCGCGCTTTGTCGCCCAGATCCGGCGCGATCCAGAAGAGGATATCGCCAAAGCCATTGCAGCTCTGAATGATCTTTATGGAAAGTAAGTGGAGCGGGATGGTGGAGTTGAACCACCTTCTGCAATCGGGAAGACCGCCGCATTACCATTATGCTAGACCCGCTAAGATGACACATAGTGTCTTCGGCACCATGTCAATCGCAATGGGTTGTGTCAATACAAACGTACAGGCGATAATTTTCCGATTTGCACTGTACGCGCATATCTAAATTCGCTAATGTAGAGATAGGGGCAATGAAGCCCAACCACTTTGGAGACCAAAATGACCCATGTACTTACAAAATCCGAAACTCTTTTTGTCCGTAGCGAGCGCGACTATGCTGGTTTTGATCGCAGCGCTAAAAGAAGCCACGTAGCAACGGTTGCCAGCTGGGATTACGACACGGTTGAGCACAAATACGGTGACGAAGGAGACCCGTACCCTTTTACCGTTAAGCTGAAAAATGGTTTGGTTGTCGATGTTGTAGATGGCCACGTCACATAAAAAACCGGTGCGGGTTTGCTTCCAAACATCCCCCGCACCGGTTCCTGCAAAAACATATTCTCTGGAAGGAAAACACGATGCTTAAGCGTATAGCTCTATCCGATATCACACGCAACCCAGATCAGCCGCGTCAGACATTTGAACCCCGCGCCCTTGCGGATCTGGCCGCATCGATTTCCGAAAACGGCCTCAAGCAGCCAATCACGGTGCGTCCAGTCGACGGCCCCGTGCCTTACATGATCGTTATGGGTGAGCGCCGGTATCGGGCCCATTGCCTGATCGATGGCGAAACCGAAATTCTTTGCCACGTCCGTAAGATGGACGACCGCACAATGCACATCGATGCAATCCTTGAAAACCTGCAACGCGCCGAGGTCTCCCCAATGGAAGAGGCTGTCGCATACCAGCGGGCTATCGATCAGCTTGGCTTCTCGATTGGCGAACTTGCCAAGAAGCTGGGGATCTCGCAGCAGTGGCGCATAACAGACCGGCTTGCTCTGCTCGGGCTGACAGAAAACAACCGCGAACTTCTGTCCCAAGGCATCATCACGGCGACGCAGGGCTTTCACATGGCGCGCCTGTCACCGAACGGCCAGCAGATATTCCTTAACCTGATCAAACAAGGTTTGGTTTCAACGAACGCATCAGCCGATCAGGCAGCCACCGCGATTGAAGCCAAAGAAGACCAGTCCGAAATGCTTATGGGTATCGAGCCACCGAAGCGGCGTTCGATCAAAAGCATTGAAGACCGGATCAATAATCTAGGCACAGCACTGCAACCGCTCTTCAAAGACGGCCAGTTTGCTATCGAAGGCATGATCGATATCAGTGAGGCGCAGCGGTCGATTGAAAAGATCAAGCTGATCCGGCAGCACATGGGCCAGATCGAACGTGAGTTACTTCGGGCCGCAAGCGTGTCGGCGGCGGCTTGAATGGAGTTATATAGCGAATAACTGCATCTTTTTCCGATTTGCACTGTACAGCCATATCGAATAACGCTTAGTGTAAGTTATCGGGCAATGAAGCCCACCGAACTTGGAGAGACAAAATGGCAACCTCATACGAAACCGAAACATGCACCCGCTGCTCAGGTTCAGGTCATTATTCCTACAACCAGATGACCGGCACCCGCTGCTTCAAATGCGGCGGAAGTGGCCTTCAGTACACCAAGCGCGGCAAGGCGACGCAACAGTTTGCCGAGTCCATCATGGCGGTCCTTGGATCTGAAATCAAAGTTGGCGACGTGATGCGGATCGGCAAAAAGGGCCAGATCACTGCCCAGTCGCTTGAAGTCACTGAAAAGCGTTCACACGCTAAACCAACAGGTGCCACTGAATTCCCAATGCGAACCGTTGTGACTGTTACGGGGCCAAACTTTTCCCGCGATTTTTATGGTGATTGGGAATACAAGCGGCTGTTGACCGCAGAGCAATCCCAGCAGGTTCGGGATTACCAAGACAATCTGACGAAGGCGGGAAAGCCGCGCAAGACACCGGCCTGAGCCCATCCCATCAATCAAGGGGGCTTCGGCCCCCACCAACCCGAAACCGGAGATCACTATGACAGCACTTGAAATCGTACAGGCACTCAAGAGCATTGACCGCAAGGGAATGCTTTTCATCAACCCTAATAGCAAAGAGGCTGTTTTTCACATTGGAACGGGAAGCTATTGCGATGCCGTGGACTATAACGAGGCAATGATTGCCAAGGGGGATCCATCGATCGGTGTCCTTGTTCACTATCCAGACGGCACGACTTACGGCGCAATCTAATCAACTGGCGTCGGCGTAAAGCCCTGCCCATCAGCCCAACCACAGGAGAACGCCATGACCCGAAAATAGTTGCCGCTTAAAAAAACGGCCGCGCAAATGGGTTACACAATATCAGGGAAAGCCACCGGAGTAAGGCTTGACGGCAGGGAGAGCACCGCAATCACAAAACCGAAACATCTTCAGTAATAGGGATAAACACATGACCGAAGCAGAACATCTAAAGTGGGCCGTTGATCAGGCGAAAAAGTATGTGGCCACTGAGATCATAGCTACGCACAGCAAAATACATCACTACGCATTTTACGAAGGCCGGAAAGCTGCATCTAATGGTTGCGGGGTTGAAGCGAACCCATACTTCGGCGCTGACGGAAACGTGCCAGACGGCCACCGTGTGCAAGCAGATGAATGGAAGTTGGGGTGGCAAGATTATTCCGGCACCGGCAACCCGACAAACAAAGATGCGATGAAGGCTCTTCAAACGCTGCATCTGTACTATTCGAAACCGGCGATGTCTGTTCCTGCCGCGATGCACGCCATGCTTGGCAAGAGCTTTGTGGACGCAATCGCAACCGACCCTTTTAAGGAGTGAGACCGATGCCAAGACTCAAGACAAATTCAGAGATTGACGACCTAGTGGTGAGGATCCGCAATGTGCCGCCAATACCAGCTGCAGAGATTGCGGCGCTGCAGGTAAGCTGGTTGCGTCGAGATATGGGAATATCCGTTGACGAGCCACCAATGACCGATCTCCCGCCACTGACGCAGCACAAGCCAAAGATAGTTCTCAATTCAAAAGCTGGGTTGCCTTCAGTTAGGATCAAAGTAGATCCGAATCCGCTTAGTGATCATGAGCTATCTGGATGGAAGGAATTGATAAAAAATCACAACCCAACTCCAACAATATCGCAGATGCTAGACCGGCGAGATCAAGCCAAATGGGCCGACCAAGCGCGGGTCTATCTCAAGTGGGGGTGGATTATCTTGGCCGTTATCGCACTGGCCGTTGTCGGCCTTGCCCTCGTGTTTGGGGTGGTTTGATATGACCGACGCACCAGAGAAGATATGGGCCGGACCCTCACAAGACGATAAAGGCGTCTTTTGGGACGTAGGGCATTGGGATGCAGATTTTGACAAAGACTGCATTGAATACACCCGCACCGACGTAGCCCAAGCACGGATTGCGCAGTGGAGAAGCAATAGCCGAGACACCTTTGAAGCCATGTGTGCAATGCGTGACGATATCAACAACGTCGTGCCAATGCCCAGCCTTGACAGTGACCTGCTACTAGGGCCGGAAA